GTCCCTTTCAGGCGGTGAATTTGTTATCCCCCCACCACCTGCTGTACGCTAAGACGGGTTAGTTTTAGACATCTCTATCAATTATTATACGTATGGCTGGGTGCTGCCACACGTAAGGCATGGATTCAATCTGGGTAATCTCATCCTCAATTTGATCTATGATGTCACAACCGATCCCGTAACGCTGCTCCAAGAAGGCGTAGATGTCTAGAGACAACCCGTGGGCAATCTCCGTCTTCGTCTTCCAAACATCGTCTGCCTTGAGGGTTACATCGCCCTCACGGCCCAATTCCTTCATCTTATAGATCAAGGCTCGCAAGATTGGGATATGTGTTGTTGCGTTGCTAAGGCCAGTGGCGACAGCCCACATGTAGGCGTCGTAATCACGCTGAGGCGTGGCGCTCCAACCGAGGCGTGCCAAAAGGCGGCCTATCATCGGTGAGAGCACGGTTCCCTCCTGCGACGGATAGAACAGAGCACTCAGAAACGTGGCATCAGCGACCTGCCGATGCAAACTGACCTCAACAACCATGCCCAAGTTGAGCATGTGTTGTTCGAGCAGACGTAAGTCAATGGGCACACTAGGGTGGATCAGCACAATGACGTCATCGCCTGCACCAGCCAGAGCGTAATCAGTGCCCGGTCCCTTGGCACCTTGTTGCTCAAGACAGTACATATATGACGCAAGAGTGAAATCCGTATTCTCATTCGTCGTCTCAGAGTCACCAGACTTTCGGGTACCGTCAATCTGGTAACGCGTGCGTGTCCTGCGCATGACCCCAACGGTGGCCACCTTCTCTCGTAAGATGTCGCCGATGCGGGTAGGCATTTTGAGATGACGATGAAACTTCATCATGGATTCAAAAGCTGGCCTCTTCAGGTGGGCATCCATTCTTGTTGCATCACCCTCCAGGATCAACGGGAAGGCGGTCTGCCACATCTGAAACCAATATCCTATCTCTTCTGCAGTTGCACCTGGCGCATACAAGATAGGTGTTGTGCGATTGAACACCTTAGTGTGCATTTTGGAAGCCGCGTGGAAATATGGACCGATCGCCACCTGCAGTTTGTCGCTCATGCCCTGGATAGTCCGGGGAGCGTACTCAACCGCGAGCTCGATCTTTGACTTAGTCCACTTCTCCACCTTGATAAACCCTTTGCGAGTGTAGTCTTGGGCGCTGAGTCCAACTTCCTTGAGGGCTTGCTTAGCATCCTCAAATTGTTGTATCAACCCAGCCGTGATCCCGGGTCTATGTAACCACGAGGTCCACTAAGTGGGG